CAAAAGTTTGATGATCTTGCACGGACTTTTGCGCTTTCTGCTCCAAGGGGAATTGAAGGGATCAAAGCAACTGGAACCACATTGGCTCAATTAACTGCGCCGACTGAAACTTTCGACGACAATCCAGATTCTCCAACCTATGGTCAAAAAATAATGGTTCCAGCCTACAAGGTTCAAGGCGCACTTCCAGAAGGTGCTGCCGGACTTATGGGAGAACCTATGAATGTCGCGCAGGGCGGGTCGGCTCCTCCCGTTGCTGGCGTGGCTAGGCAGGAGCCTCAACCCTCTGGGGCTCCTGCCACTCAATACAGATATTTAAAAGAAGCACCAATTGCTGCACAACGTGAAGCCTCATTTCAAAAAGGTGAAGGGGATTATGCTGCATTAGGTAAGGAAATTGGTGAGGCAGCTGCGGGTGCGGCTGCAAGCCAACAGGCCATTACAGAAACAAGAGGCTTGTTGAAGGATATTGAAGGACTAGGAAAATCTGGAACCGGCCCAACAGCTCCAATGCGAAAAGCTGCAGGTAAGTTGTTGTTAGACGCACAAAATGTGATTGGCGGGGAACCAGAAGACTCGCCTCTCCGGAAATACACAAAAGGGTTGTTGGAGAAGACCGCAAAAGTTGTCACAGGGTCAGATGATCCGAAAGAATGGGTTGGATCTGCGGAGGCTTTTGAAAAGTTGGCTGCGGTTACGGCGATTGCAGGTCTTCGCACAGCGGTAGGACCATCGAACAAGGTCACGCAGCAAGAAGTTATGAAATTTATGGATCTTTTTCCGGGCCTATCATCATCTCCCGGCGGTATTAAACGCATGTTGAATTACATGGAGAAAATCAACTCCACCGCTCTCCAACGCCAAGAACACTTCAATCGCTACACAAAACATTATCGCACTGACCGTGAAAAAGGTTATGTTGCGAATAAAGTTATGGAAGACTGGAATAACTTTTTAACATCAAAAGGCAAGATCAAGTTTGAGGAGGCAGAATAATGTCAGCCCTCGACGATTATTGGGCCGAGCATCACGAAGGCAACGCCCCGAAAGCACCTTCAGCAAAAGCATCCGCCACTCCGGCTCCCGCACCTGTAAGCGATCTTGATGCGTATTGGGCTGAAAAGCATGAGGGGCAGGCCCCCTCGACAGCAATAGAACGCCAAGCGCAACAAGCAAAGGCCAAAGGCGAGCCCCTTGGCAACGTCAATATTTCGTATCTTGGGGAATATGGAAGACCGAAAGCTGCAGGACATCTTAGCCCTGCGCAACAATATCAACATCTTTTAAGCCTTGGAGCCTCCCCTAATGAGGCGCACTTATTAACTGCTGCTGCCGCTTCCGAAAGCGAGTTGAACCCTCTCGCCCATCACGATCAAAACACAGGTTACGGATTGTATGGGCACAGACTGGATCGCCTTGATGCGATGCGGAAGTTTGCGGGAGAGGAATTTCCTTCTTGGCAAAAACAAAATGCTTTCGCCTTGCAGGAGTTGCGCTCACGCCCAGAATACAGCCTTGTGCAAGGGGCCAAAAATGCTCGTGACCTTGCAATCGCACAAATGCACTTCGAACGCCCAAAAGGTTATAGTGAACAAAATCCAACTGCAGGGCACAACTTTGCAGGACGCCTTACGACCTTGAACCAATTTGCAGGTCTGCGGGGTGAGGATCGTATTCCGCGTGGTGAACTGACCCCAGAATGGGGCGTCGGGCACTCCCTTGCAACCGGCGCGACGTTAGGCTTTGCTCCTCAAATCCAAGCAGCTTACGAGGCAGGTTACAATCCGTTTGTTGGCGGCAAATACGCCATGAACCAAGAGCGGTATCAACAACGTCTCGCAGAATTGCAGGAACAACGTCGCCTTTACAATTTAGAAAACCCTCTTGCTGGTTACGGCGCGGAAGGTTTGGGTTCTGTTGCCACCACCGCCATTCCTATCGCAAGAGCTGGTCAGGTTTTGGGGCAAGCCGCTGAACGGGTTGCACCGATGGTTGCTCCAGCGGTAGCACCTTTTGTCCCACAAGCGCTGCGGTTTTTAGGAGGCGAAGCTGGCCAAGCTATTCCGCAAGTTGCCGGACAAATGCCGGGAATTGCCGGGACGGCTACAAGGCTTGCCTCTGCCGGTGCGCAAGGCGCTTTACAAGGCGTAACACAAACAGGTTTGGAAGCTGGAAGCCGTGCTTTAGGTGGATCACTTGGTGATACAGAAACACCGCTTTCCGAACAGTTCGGAACAAGCGCACTTTTAGGTGGCACACTTGGACCAGCACTTTCAAAATTAGTTTCGCCAAAAGCTGGCGGGGCGTTAGCGCCTGAGTGGGAAGCCGGTCCTCGACAAGTCGGCCAACGGGCGCTTGAGGAATTTAACATTCCTGTCCATCCGGGGCAGTTTGCAAAAGGTGAAGCGCAAGAGTTCTTCCGTGAAACCGCCCCACAATCACTCCTCAACGAACAAAACAAAAGGTTTTCAGAAGAAGTAGCGAAAATCATCGGCGCGAAAGACCTTACACCTGTAGAAGTTGAAAAAGCGGCGAAGGATGTTGGGGATCAAATGAGCATTGTGGCCGGAGGTGTGCGTCCACTTCGACAAACACCTGCCGCAGCAAGACAGCTCTATGATATTTATACAGACTCTTTAACACTCCGGGATGATAATATCCGAAAAATTGTGCAAGGGATCATTCACGATGTCGGAAATGATCTTGCAACTGGTCAATTGAACGGTAAGGTTTTCCAGAAATACACACAAAAAGGTGGCATCATTGATCGCCAGCTTTCCGCAGCATCAAACTCCATCAAAAAGTATTACGGTGGAGAGCTTCGGAATATGATGTTTGATCTTCTTGCAGCAAACGATCCGACTGCGGCAGCAAAATGGTCAAAGCTGCGATCAGTCTATCGAGACATTATAAATGTCGATCCGCATACTACGACAAGTGGAATTGTTGATCCAAGGGCAATAGCGAATGCTGTTGGGAAAAAGGGCTCGACATCTCGCCTTAAAGACCTTGCGCCTGTCGGGGAGTTCCTACAAGGAACCGAACCTTCTGGTGCCGCATCTGCGATTTCTCGTCGTGGTGGCGATTTTAGCCCTGCAGAAATCTGGCGCACGATAAAACAAAATTGGCGACCTTTAACCTTTGGGGGCTCTGCCGCGTCTGTATTTGCTCCCGGCATTTCGGATATTGCCGCAGCTGGCGGGCCTTTATTCCAATACGCCCTTCCGACTGCGTTAGCGGGGGCGGCGACCACATTTGCGGCAAGGGACTTTGCAACCAAACAAGCTCTTAAAAGTCCTGCCGTTCGGAAACAAGTTTTTGCAGAGACTTTTGGAAAAGAAAAGCGTAGAGCTGCGCGGAATGTTATTCGAGGCGCGGTTTCACTTAATCCATTGGCAGGGGAAGAATGATGAAAAAGGTAACAGCGGGGCTTTTAGCCTTTTTGCTTTCGTCCACAAATTTACAATCTGCGACGCTTTTGCCAAACGGGCAGCAGCAATTTGTTGACGGCAATGGTAAGCCTTATGCAAGCGGAAAGGTGTATTTTTATACCAACTTTCCAACCTGCACAGTTTTGAAAAATACATGGTCGAACTCAGGACAGACCGTTCTGAACACTAATCCTGTCGTTTTGGACTCCGCAGGTCGCGCCACGATCTTTGGCTCAGGCTCTTATTGCCAAGTTCTAAAAGACTCCAATAACAACACCATCTGGACGAAAGAAACAGGGGATGCTGCCAGCACCTCAACATTAGGATGGGGCTCGGTAAGTGGTGGAACGGCGAACGCACAAACGGTAACGGTGTCGGGCTTTGCCTCCACCAATGGTCAAACTTTTTACTTCGTAGCTGGGTCTACAAATTCTGGGGCCCTCACGCTTTCCGTCAACGGTGGTCACCAATTTCTGTCGTGAAACCAACCACAACTGGCACTGCCATTCTTACAGGATCTGAAGTTGTCGCAGGAAACGTGATCGGGGTAACGTATTATTCAACAACCGGACAATTCCAGCTTGTTACTAACAACATCAATATCGCTACACCTCCTGGGCAAGTCGCTACATACGGAATGACGAGTTGTCCGACCGGATGGCTACCGGCTAATGGCGCTGCGGTTTCACGCTCAACCTATTCAATTTTGTTTTCAACCATCGGCTCCACATGGGGAAATGGCGATGGGTCTTCGACGTTTAACGTCCCAGATTTACGAGGCACGTTTGTTCGAGGCACAGGAACGAATGCCACAGGATCATCGACGGGCGCTGTTGGGCCTGCAGTTGGTAGCTATGTAACCGACACATTTCAAGGCCATTTGCACGGCGTTACTGATCCGGGCCATACACATACCGCGACCGGTGCTTATACTTCGGGAAATTCATCTGCTCCCGGTGCAGGCTATTCCTTTGCATATGCAACAACTGTTACAACATCTTCAGCCACAACAGGCGTGACCGTTACATCTCCTACAACTGCCACAACCAGTTGTTCTGGTGGTTCGTGCGGAACGGTAAGTTATGGCACAGAAACAAAGCCTAAAAACTATGGTATTTTGTATTGTATTAAATACTAAGCCCACCATAGACTCAGTATGAGATGGCTCTAAGGGAATGGCGCTACGCCATTCCGTGCATGTTGCGGGCGCGGGGGATGTAATTGTCCGTGCCTGCCACACGTTCAA